CATTTATCTCATCTCCTTAATAACTCAACACGCTTGTGTCAAGTATTCCATAAAGTGCGCTATCTAGTATGAACCCATCAATTATGGGTTCAAGTGTCGTCATTTTAACTCGCCAAGAATTTGGAGTAATTTCCATAGATTTGCCAAATACTTGCAGGGTTTTTGTCAGCGTAGTTGAACCAGGCTGATTAGTCGTAATAGTCACCGGGTCAAAGTAATCGAGGTCAAGGGCTGCAATTATGCCCGCATTGTAATTGGCCGTGTATAGGTCTAATTGAATTTCATCGCATCTCACGCTTGTTTCAGCCCTGGAAGCTACATAAGCCTGAGCATAGTTGAGGGCGGTGGCAGTATCTTGCATCAATAAATTTTGCTGATTGTAAGAGTGCAAGAAATACTTGGCAATACTTGCTGCATCGGAGGCAGTTTGAGTGGCCAATCCCGTGGCAGTAATGTTGGCCTCATTGTAAACAAGGGTGTCATTTGTCACCCAAGTAGCATTGAAATAATCAATGGCCGTTCCGTTATCGTTAAACACAACGGGTGTTGCTGCCACGCTGGATGAAGTCACGGAACGGTCTTGAAAAACAAAACTGCCGGAAGCATCAACATAGAAAGCACCAAATTCAGTCGTTTCAATTGTCTGACAAGCTTGAAGCGCGGTGCGAGCCGTGCCGGGATCCGCCTGGACTGTTGTAAGTCCGGCATCTATGTCACGCATCGTTGCTGGCCAAGAAATGGCATCCAACAAATTATTGATGCGAGCACCTGTCAATTGACCCGCGCTAGTCCCGGCCACTGTTGAAATTTGAGCATTTTGAGCCAATCGCTGAGCATCAACGGCTTGGATTGTTGTGTAAACGACATCGCCCACGGACGATTGTGGGGTTGATGTCGAAAAAGAAGTGATAAATCCACTGAAGACGGGATAAGTCACGGCCCCGTAAGTAGCAGTGATTTGTACCTTACGCATTGGAGTAAGGAGCCCGTAATAAGGCCCACTTAAATTCATTGGGTTGAAATCACCATTTTGGTCAACAATGCGCAATGAAAGCGTACCAGTCTGAAATTGGTCAGCTTGGGCATTTCGGCCACGCTTGGTGTTGATTGAGTCAACAACATTGGAAATGTCAACAATAACGGCGGCTGCATCGGCAAGAATGTTGGTGTCAAGAATGCCTTGATCTAAAATCATGGCTTGGGCAAAGCTTGGGCCAGTGCTGAAATTTATGAATGCGTTAATTGTTGGGATTGTCATGCTGGCAATGCCCCTGCAAAAGTAGTCAAATATCCACGGCGGGCAATTTCGTTCATGGCATTTTGCACGGCATCCACAATAGTGTTTTCATCAGCCATGGATGGGCCCGTGTTCACATTAATTGTGACTCCAATGGGCAATTGATTGCCAGTGCCATTTAATCCTAAACCTACGGTTGAAGGAAATGAGTCTGTCACGCTCATACCATTTCCAGTAATGCCTAAAGATGCGTTGGTTGCTCCTACAAATGGCACAAATCCACCCAATGCGGCCTGTGCAGTTGTGCCCAAGTTAGTTACGGCTGAAGCTGCCGAACCCTTAAAAGTAGCAAAATAACTCGAAAGATTGGTAAGGGAACCTGCCGCACCTGCCGCAGATTTAGCAAGATTATTCAACGCCGTGGTTGCTTCTACTTCTTGTTTTAGCTTGTCGGCCTGAGCCTTTACTAAAGCATCATTGGCAGCTTGGGCAGTTTTGCCAGTTTCATCGAGAATAGCAATCTGAGCACGAATGCGTGCCTTTGTCTCCTCGTCAGTAGCTTGATTTAATGCAACATTGAGCCCAATGCGCTCCAAGTCAAATTTAGCTTTAAGGGCATCAAGGGCAGCTTGATCCTTCTTCATTTGGGCTTCTTCTCGCGTGGCCTTATTTTTAGCAACAAGGTCAAGATATTCTTGGCGTTTTTGAAGCTGAAGTTTTTTGTTGTATGCCACGGCAGCATTACGCTCGCCTGGACTTTGTTGCCCATATCCAGTTTTAACTTTAGATTGACCTGATCTCATCAACGCGCCTAATGGCCCCGCACTTGCCACATCACCAATCGTTCTAAGAATTGCGTTAAAGATTGGAATTGACTCTAATTTGCCCGCAAGAATTCCAATGCCACGAATTACATCGGCAGTGTTTTGTGCCAAAGTTTCCATTGCATCAGCCGTATCTTGGACACTATTGGAATCACCCAATTGCGAAAGGGCATCAAGCAAACCTTTGCCAATAATTTCCTTTACATTTGCTGAAGCAACCCCAAGCTTGGCCATTTGCCCTGCATAACCACCCATAGCGGTTAGTGCTGAACCTTTGTATTTTGCAGTTAATTCAGCCGTAATCTTGTTCATGTCGCCAGTGGCCAAAGTGGCCTTGCTGACTGCTCCGCCCATTTTGCCCAGTGCCGTAGTGTTGCCCTGGAAACCCTTGGCTAATGCGGTGCTGACCGCGCTCAAATCTTTGCCAGTGTTTGCGCTTATATCTAAAGCAAGGTTTAGTGCATCCTGAGACTTTGTAACATCTCCGGTGGCGGTCAACAAAATCTGTAAAGCCGGTCTTAAATTATCATCAAGCACGCCCGTGGTTTTTTGCAGTTTGCCAATAAAATCTTCAACATTTGTTGCAGCGTATTGAGCACCAACATTTTTTAAAGTATTAGAAAGAGATCTAGCAGCTTTCTCATCAGCCATAAAAGCTTGGACTGAAGCCTTGCCAAATTGTAAAACTTTACGAGCAGCAAAAACACCAGCAAAAGTCTTGCCTAAGTTTTTTACTGTTTTTTCAAATCCGCTTATATGCTTTTTAGCTTGGTTTAAACCCTTTGGGTCATACCGTGTGGTTGCACTGACTAATAAATTTGGCATTATGAGGCCAACTTATAGCCGGATTGCGTACCCGCACCGCCTGAGGCGTTGAATATCTTGACGGCTTTATCAATTGCAGTTGTTACGGCCAAGGTTGCCTTGCCCTGGTCTTGTTCCCAAGCCTTAAATATCAAACGGCCGCGTTCTTTGTCTTTACCGTAAAGACTGCCCATAGCTCCAATAAATAATTCACCGGCCCTTGGATTGTTAGATTTACCCTGACCACCCGGAGTTAAACGCCCCGCAGTCTCATAGATTGCACCGGCTGCTGAATTGTTGCGCACATAATACTGAGCCCGGTATCCTTGACGATTTTGAATGCTTTTGCCTTGGCGATAAACAATGCCGGCCTTAACTTCAGCCGTGTCAAAAAGTGGAAATTTGCGCACGCGGCCACTGGTGTTAAACACGGCTTGGCTTTGTACCTTACCGCGTTTTTCCCAACCGGATAGATATGTTGGAAATCCCATTGGAACATCACCACGGGCTTTATCACGAATTGTTATCATTGCAGCTTTAATTTCAATGTTCATTTGCTTGGTCAAGTCTTTATCGAATTTGCGCATTGCCTTCAAAGTGGGCTCAACGCCGGTGATGTTTAGTGGCACGGGCCCTCTCCTTTGCTCTGTCATTTAGTACCTGAAGCACGGCTTTAAACATTCTTTCATCAAGATCTAAAACTTCATTGGGGCTTATCTTCAGCTCCACCGCTAGTGAGGCCACTAGGTAGGTGAAACTTCCCCGGTCTATTTTTTTTCGGGCTCGTCATCCATAACTTCAACCGCAATCAAGGTTCCTAACCATTCTTCACCGAATGGTGGAATGACTTCTACGCGAGAAAGCGCATTATGCGCTAACCAATAAATGTCACTTTGTTTTTCCTCGTCACGAAATTGTTTGTGAATTCCTTTGCCTGTGTATTTTTCAAACGCATATTCAACCACGGGGGTGATTGGAACAATCACATCCCCTGAGGCCCTGGTGATTTTCAAGCGTGCCATTTTTACTCCTTAGAATGCCACTGATGTTGAAACAGTGACTGTTGTGTTTACTGTAAACGAAATTGAAGATGCAGCTTCATCGCCAACGCCGCCTGAACCTACTGGGGTCAAGTTGTTGACAAAGATTGAAAACTGGTATGTCGGATTTGTTGCGCTTACTGCGGTTCCTTTAACTGTAATCATTGAAACTGCCAATGTAGTTGCAAATGCCGCATTCAGTGTTGTCATAACCTGAGATGCCGCCCAGTCATTGAAGAAATCAATTTGTAGCGTGGCAGATTGCAATCCACCCACCACCTTATGTGCAGAATCGCCCATTGTTGTGACTTCCAGCTCGTCTACGATTTGCGTTAAAGTAATTGCGCTGACATAACTTGAAATGTCAATGGATGGAACTGTTGGCGCGGCTGCGGTTGCAAGTTTCACGCCAACATTGTTATTTAGATAGATTGCCATGTGTTATTCCTCGTTTTCTGTTGTCGTTGGCTTAGCAGCCTTTGTATCCTTGATCTGACCGACTTTGACAAGCCAGGCCAAATTCTCTGCGTTTGTTTCGCTCATTTTATCTCCTATGACCAAGTGGTGAGAACGGTTATTGAAAAATCCGATGTAAGCATGGGCCCACTCGGTGCATCCAACACTGAAGGAGCCGAAGCACCGGTGATGTTGAATACTAAAGTTGATGAAGCCAGTTTGTTAAACACGGCCACAATTGTGCTTTCAATGCCGTTTAAATTTCCTTGGTTATCAAGATACGGCACGGTCATGATAATTTTGAAGTTTGCCATGCATGAAATTGAAGCTTGTGAGTTATTTGATGGAACTAAATAAGGGTCACTGGGCGCAACTATCACTGAGTTGGCAAGAATTACTGGGGGCGGGAAGCTGAAGGTTGACCACACACCGGCATTGGCTAAGGCCGTTGCTATCGTTGTGCGAAGTGTTGTCAGTGCTACTGCTGGCATCTTTCATCCAACCATTGCGCCTGGGCTCAGGTACGGCGCAAGCAAGCCGCGAATTGATGCCATAAGTGTGTTTGACATTCTAAATGGGCTTGGAGCGTATCCATCAACACCCATCCCGCCGTTTTGTGTCGCTTGCCTGGATTGCCAAATGTTAGTTGCCAAAATCATTGATGCTGACCTAATAGCCGCAGTATTGGCATAACTGGCCGTTTTATCATCAGGGCCAGCCATCAATCCATAAGGTTGAACTAAGTGGATCAATTCATCGCTACCGGTGCTTGCATATTGGATGTATTGGTATCCAAGCGGAAAAACCCAACGGCTAGGGAGGTAAGGTGCGCTGACCGAAGCTGGATAAGGGCTTGTGCTGGTAATTGTCTTTGTGCCGTTAAAACCTGAACCGCATGCCGTGATTAAAACGGTTTGGCCAACAACAAATTGACCGGGATTGGCAATGATTGCGGTCGCAACATTAGATGAACGGCCGGTTGCAACTACTGGGGCAGTGTTAAACCAAAGAAATGAATTGATTAGATCCTGCGCCGTTTGGCAACATTCTTCAACGGTTGCATCAAGGTAAAGAGTGCCAATACCCAATGAATCGCGTAATTCTTGCATAGTCACATAAGTCGCGGCCATCATCATCCTTTCTTTGATAAGGCTTGCAGGGCCAGGGCCTCCTAGCCCTGCAAGCGGCTTAGGGTTTTATCAGGTGAGGTTATAGCGTTGCAGACCACCGGAAACAAGTGTCTTTGTCGCAAAATAACCATAAAGCATTGTTGAAATTTCACCAGTTGCAACAACATTGACGGAGAGTGTCAATTTTGGTGACTCGTAAATTGCAATGCTCATTGGGTTAACAATGAACGCGCAATCATCAATTGTTGTGCTAACCATGTTTTGGTCAACCCATAGATCCAAGCCCATCATATCGCCGCGCAATCCGCGTGGTGTTGATTGGCCATTGGCGTTCATTGGTGCTGCTGCGTTGAAAATGCTGCGACCAGTTGTGTCTAAGCTTCCAATCAATAGCGACCAAACGGAAGTGCCCGCAATAAATGCAGTGGCAGTTTCTCCGCTTGCTGCATAAACGGCTGGTGCAGCTTGTGCAACATAAGCCTGAAGTCCGGCAATTGTTGCAGCTTGTGTTGATGATTGTGTTCCACCTGAAACAATTTCTGCAATTACTGCTGCATCAGATGCCTTGGCATAAGCGCGTAAACAGTTTTCGTACATCGCAGAATAAAAACTTGGATCAGATCTGTCCAAAAGCTCCGTACTGTATATCTGTGTGCCGGCCAGTTTAACCACGGTTGCGTTAACATACGCGCTCACAATTTGTGTAGCAGCAGTTGATGCACCTTCAGCAACGGTCGAAATTGTTGCATTGGTTGTAATTTTTGGATGTGAAACTGTCATGCCTGAAGGAGCTAATGCGCGTGCTCCACCTAGTGCATCAATTGTTGGGCGTGACATGACTGAGGTGTCAATAACACTTGAAACATATTGAA